AATCTAATATTTTCTCCTTTTACTAAGGTTTCACTCAGATACTGGGTGGAACCTTCTTTGTATAACATGGATTCTTCTATATCATTTAGAATGATGTTTAGATATGCTGGTTTTAAAACATAGATATTTCTTTTTTCATTTTCAATTTCATTCTCATATTCATAATTAGTGATTTCAGTTGTTATATTTGACATTGTAGTATATGAGTCCAGTCTCGAATCATAAAATTCAATAGAATAATCTTGAGGAACTTTCAATCCTTGAGGGACAATAATTGTTCTATTGGTATCTCTTACTTGTTTAGTTTCATAGTGATGAACTGCATGAATTTGCTCTTCACTTCCATATTTGTCAATTAGAAAATTATAGTAAGATTGATGATCCAGAGGCCATTCTGTTTGTATATTAGTAATATTATTAGAAAGAAGAACTACCCAGTCTAAGGTTTCATCATTATATACATTAAATGCTACATTATCAGGTCTATCATCACCAACAATTTTATATTTGGTGAAATAGGTTAGATTATTAAAAATATCGTTTTTTAGTTTACCTCTTTTAAAGAGGTTTTTTACTTTTTGATACTCTGAAATGTTTTTGGTGTCAGCCGTACGACTCACATATTCAAAGTCTGGAATGTTGCGGAAATAAGATGCCATTTTAGTAACCTAGTACTTGATCGTCGTTATCATCTAAGTCAGTATAGTCATCATCAAATATAGGATCAAGTTCACCAAAGTTGAGAGTAAGTTGATAAGATGTCATTGTTCGGAATGGATCCTCATAGGTCATATATGTCCCATCAGGAGTATATTGAACATCACATGAAGTAAGAGCACATGTTTTAATGAAATTGATAGATGGGTGGTCTATCAAATTTCCATCTGTATTAAAAGTTTGATATTGAATATCAAAGACATTAGGTGCTTGAAGGAAAACATTAGATGAGGAGGTTTTAACAGACATTCCTTGTTTAAAGAATCTAATAATTTGTCGTACTTGACTTGCTTCGGATGCATCTCTTGGAGATAATTTAAATGTAAATCCAAAACTTCTTAATTTAGGACCACCAAAAAGCATTTCTAAATTGGGGTTTAGAATTGCCCCCGTTGCCCTTGATAGTAATCCTTGAGCACCTACTGCTTGTTGTGCAAGATATACATTAATTGCTTTTGCCATATCACTTCCTACCTCCTTCGTAGCAAATTCACCTGCTGCGGCATCGAACGCCCCTCGTGCTCTGTTAAACGTCTTTTCTATACCTTGAGTTCTTATCCCTTCAAAGACACTCACTGCTGCTCCAGCTGCAAGGGCTTGAATAGGGTTAAGGCTTTCGTCTTTCCAGTCTACCGCATTACGATCTCCAATTCCTGTTACAATGGGAAGAGTGACTGATCCGTCAATTTTTATTTCTGGGTCTCTTTGAAAAACTTTTGTTCCACTGTCGAAAGTTAGATTAACTTTTCGTCCTTGGGTATATTTTTGAGTGAATCTAATTCTATCTTGTCTGTTACTTCCTAACCCTTCAGGATAGTAAAGATTTTTGTAGGTGTTTCTAAATTGTCTCCCTTCAAGATTAATATTAGTTAAATTAGAGTTAATATCATCTATAAACGTTTCAGACCACCCCTCCTTTGCTAAATCCTCCCAGAAAGTGTCTTCATCATCGTTACCATTCTCATCACCATTATCACCACCATCACCATCACCGTTCTGATTAGTATTCTCAGTGTCAGTACTTTCATTAGCATTACCCGTTGCGATTCCTAATTTTACTTTTTCTTTATCTGCAAGGTCTCTAAGGTTTGGATGGTCACTTATTTTGGATTGCCAATAAGTTCCAGGTTGTTTAATCTTTCCTTCCAACCAAATTTTGTACTGTCTTTCTAAGTCCGTAGGAGGATCAGATGGTTCAGGATTGAGGGTTAAAGCACCTGTTTTTGGGTTTATGGTTCCTATTTGTATCGCCAAGTCCATATCCTTCGAGTCTGATGAATATAAATCAATACGAAATTCACGATTGGGTTTTATTCCAGTTACAGTCAACTCACTAAAATAATACCTGGCTTTTCTAAAAAATCCAAATCCAACTTTTGTGGTTCCGCTTTTAATGGTGGTTGACATTTATCTTTTTTTCTTTATTTATAGAGTACGAAGGAAATATGCATATGATACATTACGTAAGTCATTTATTTCACTGGGTCTAACAACATAGAGGACTCCTCCAATCTCATTCCATGTATAGTTTCTGAACTTACCCCAGTGATAATTGATACCTCTAAATCCCCATCTTTCAATGTCAGTTACTGCAACAAGGGGATGTTGGTCATAGGTTAGTCGGGGAGTTTTGGCAGTATATAAGAAGGTATAATATTGTCCTGCATCTGGCACTACTTCGGTATCCCTTAATGTATCCATAATAAGAAGCATCATCTCTTCAGGATCACTCATCTCCTTCAATTCATCCATGATAGGTGCAATGCGGTTATCACCTACCTGTTGAGAATATTGTTCAAAATACTCCTCATTAAATGGATTCTCTTCTTGAAGAAAACTATCTGTCATGATATATTCCTAGCTCTTGTTCAGTAATGATTTTAAATTCAATTTTTCTATCATTACAAAATTCTCTTGCTGCTTTCCATTTAGCTGTGTTAACCGCATAGGTTTTACATTCATAGAGATAGGATTGAGTCACCTTTTTTCTTTTTTTAGGAGGTCGAGTTTGTTTCTTAGGTTTTACCTCAATCACATAAGTTTTAATGGATCCATTGCTTTCTTTGACTTTAATAAGAAAGTCGGGATAATAACGATGAAACCGATTATCAACAGGAGAGACATATTTAATATAAAATTCTTCACTTGCCCACTCAAGAATATTTTCATTTAGATCACAGTAATTGCAGAATTTGGTTTCCCAAGTGCTACGACATATAATATTATTTGGATTTCCCTTGTATTTTCTGGGAAAAGAGGGTCTGAAGAAACTCTTTTTACTTTCTCCCATTATACATAATATATCAGTAGTAGTATTTATAGGAATATGGTCACTCCAAGACCGCAAAAGAAAGTATTATCAGATTTAAAAGCATCTATTTTAAATCCTGCACTTACTTCACATTTTCAATGTTGGTTTTATCCTCCTTCTGCAGTAAGAGCTCTTTTACCGACAGGAGAAGTGAATGATGATAGGTTATGGTCATTATCATGTTCAGAAGCTGCATTACCTGGAACTTCCTTAGCAACTCATGAACTTGTGAATGATTATACTGGTATGACAGAAAGACATGCATATCGAAGACAGTATGATGCCACTTCTTCATTTACATTTTATGTTGATCATGATTATAAGATTATTAATTTCTTTGAGAAGTGGATCAGTTATATTACAGGAGAGAATGAAACGAATACAGATATTTTAAATGACGGTACGGATGTAAGTCCTCTTTCAGATAATTATTTTTATAGAGTAAATTTTCCTAAGTTATATCAAACTTCTATTTACGTTAAAAAGTTTGAGAAGGATTATGATAGAGTGTTAGAATATAGGTTTTTAAAAGCATATCCTATTAGTATTAATTCAATGCCTGTTACTTATAATGCATCTCAGGTATTAAAGTGTACCGTTAATTTTAATTTCTCTCGTTATTTGGTGGAGACCATGAATAATATTCCTCCTATTCAACTGTTTAATAATTTGCCTGATATCTTAAATAACCCTTTAGTTGACATTAATTAATAGATGCTAAATAAAACACACTGAACTCTTTGTAAGATATTATGCCATTACCAAAGATTGCGACACCGACGTATGAGTTGGAATTACCTTCTACCCGAAAACCTATTCATTATCGACCATTTTTAGTTAAAGAAGAAAAACTTTTAGTTCTTGCCTTAGAAAGTGAGGATATAAAAGATATAACGACTGCAATTAAAAATGTAATTAAAGCTTGTATTAAAACAAGAGGAATTAAAGTAGAAAATCTTCCTACTTTTGATATTGAATATTTGTTCCTCAACATTCGTGGTAAGTCGGTAGGAGAAGATATTGAGGTTAATCTTATTTGTCCTGATGATAAGAAGACACAGGTTCCTGTGACTATTAGTATTGATGATGTTCAAATTAAAAGAACGGAAGGACATACGAATAAGATCAAATTAGACTCTTCTTTAATGATGGAAATGAAGTATCCATCTCTTGCTGAGTTTATTAAAAATAATTTTGATTTTAAGGAAGAGAATGTAATGGATCAATCTTTTGATTTGATTGCTTCTTGTATTGATAAAATTTATAATGAAGAAGAAGTATGGGTAGCTGCGGATTGCACTAAGAAGGAAATTGCTACTTTCTTAGAATCAATGAACACTACTCAATTCAAGGAAATTGAAAAGTTCTTTGAGACAATGCCTAAACTTTCTCATAAAGTTAAGATTACTAATCCTAATACAAAAGTAGAAAGTGAAGTTGTAATGGAGGGATTATCTAGTTTTTTCGGCTAGCTCTAGTCCATATGGATCTAGAGAGTTACTATAAACTGAATTTTTCTTTGATTCAGTACCATAAATATTCATTAACTGAGATTGAAAACTTGATCCCTTGGGAACGAGACATTTATGTTGAATTACTTCGATCACACCTTGAAGAAGAGAAACTAAAGCAACAACAAAATGGCTAGAGGAGATTTAAGAAAAAAAGCAGATGAAATAATTGCTGAAGTCCGAGGTGAGACTGGAGGGACTTCTGGTGCTCAGATAGCAAAATCAGGGGGAAAGGGTAACCTTTTAAGTTTCTTCAAACTTCACAAGGGGGAACATGAAAGAACTTCTGCTCAATTAGATGGAATTTTAAATATTCTTAAAAAGGATAATCAATTAGAGAAGAAAGAAGCAGACGCAGATAGAAAAGAAAGGCAACGACAAAAAAAAGAGAAGAGAGAAAAACTTCTAGAATCATTAAAGGGAGGAGTAAATACTGCTGCGAATGCAGGGAAAAAGATTGTAAGTACTTTGGTTTCTCCTTTTAGTAATGTATGGCAAGCAATAACTAAGTTTTTAAAGAATGTATTAATAGGAAGTTTAATTAATCAGGCATTATTTTGGTTTAGTAAAAAAGAGAATCGGGAAAAAATGGAAAGGGTAGGTCGATTCTTCAAGTTTTGGTGGCCTTCTTTATTAGCAGGATATGCATTATTTTTTACTCCTATAGGCAATTTAGTATCAGGAGTTGCTACAATTTTAACCGCAGGACTTCCTTTACTCGTAGGATTAATTGCTAAATATCCTCTTCTGGCAACATTAGTGGCGGCGACAGGAGGGGTAGCATGGTTAATGTCGAGGAAGGGTGATCCCCCTCTATCGGAAGTGGAAAAAGACGATACTTCTGTTCAGGAATTTTCAACAGGTGGTTTTGTGAGTGGGCCTGCAGGAAAGGATAGAGTTCCTGCAAAATTAACTGCGGGTGAATTTGTAATGAGTAAGGGTGCTGTTCAAAATTATGGAGTAGGTACTCTTGCGAGTATGAATGCTGCTGGTGG